CATGGTGGGGGTCGTTGGTTCGAGTCCAATCGCGCCTACCAAACACAGCAGTCTCACCAGGGGCTGCAAAAAAGAAATCCCGCTTCAAGCGGGATTTTTTTTGCCCCAACGGTTGCATGGCGGCCATTTGCCGTGTCGCATGCGTTGATCCCCATCAGGGTTACTGCTGCGCCGGGTGCTGCAGGTGCTGCCTAGAATCTGTTGCAGTGCAATAGCCGATTGCCCGCACGAGCCGGTGCAAGCAGGCGCAAACAGGTACAGCAGGTACAAGAGGAGAAGCATTGCAATGCAAGAGACGACAACAGCCGCCGCCCCCAGCGCACAGCGCGTGATCAAGAAATACCCCAACCGCCGTCTCTACGACACCAACACGTCCTCCTACATCACGCTGACGGAAGTCAAGCAGCTCGTGATGGGCAACGAGCCCGTGGTGGTCAAGGACGCCAAGACGGGCGAAGACCTCACGCGCAGCATCCTGCTGCAGATCATTCTGGAAGAAGAGGCGGGCGGCGCCCCCATGTTCTCCGAGACCGTGCTGGCCAACATCATCCGTTTCTACGGCCACGCCATGCAGGGCTACATGGGCTCCTACCTGGAAAAGAACGTGCAGATGTTCACCGACTTCCAGAACAAGCTCGCCGAGCAGGCCCAGGGCACCTCGCCCGAGGCCTGGAGCCAGTTCATGCGCATGCAGCCGCCCGCCATGCAGAACATGATGAGCAGCTATATGGAGCAGTCGCAGAACATGTTCGCCCAGATGCAGGAGCAGATGCAAAAGCAGACCGAGCAGATGCTGGGCGCGCTCGGGATCAAGCGCAATAGCTGAGCTTGCAGGGATAAGTTCGGGGGCGGTTTACCAAGTTCGCGCAGAACTGGGACAATATCGCCCCTATGACCCCCACGAGCGACGCAACAACCATGACAACCCCTGCCGGCGCGGCCGCTCCGCGCGTGGGCTTCGTCTCCCTCGGGTGCCCGTAGGATACTGTATCTATACCTTTCAAAGGTCGGGCAAATTTAGGTGGGCTGTATGAGCGCCAATGCTGAATACAGCTACCTCTGGGATGGCACCGAGCCTGGTTGGGTGGTGCTTGAACACACGCGAGACGAGGCGGAAGTGTTGGTTGCGTTTGGCGTTGATGGGCCGACTCTTGCCGAGATTAAGGCACTCCGGTCGGTGTCTGCGGTCCTCAAAACATCGTCTGCTGCAGATGTTCTCAAACAACTGAGGGGCTTGCGCTCATTCTCTCTTGGTGTGCATGAGAGTCGAGTCGCCCGGAAACTGCAACTGGATTGCCAGTCGATGGGGCTTAAGGTCTCCGATCTACCGGCTCAAGAGGTGCATCGCAGTCTCATCAATACATTGACAAAGCGGTTCCTGTTGATTGAGGACGAGCATGCTTGCTTAGCTGTAGTCGCTGATGCTCTTGCAAATGGGCTACAGATTGTGCATTCACAAAATTGATCTGTGTATTGGTACTTGCTGTTAAATTTGGTTGGCCTTCATGACTGAAGACGAACGGCTCGATTGGACTTTGGCTTGGGCTATCAACCCTAGGATTGAAGGTGCTGCGGACGGGGCAGACAAGCAAGAGATTGACATCTCATGTCCTTGGGTTCCGTTCGGGTTTGTGCGGCTGGTCAAGAAGACTCTGAGGCACAAGGAGGATGCGCGCGATTTTTGGGCCTCATGCATTGGAGGCGACGAGCTGGTTGACCCGCTGCCCGCCACGTTGGTTCGTTTGGGGATGGACCGGTTGACTTCGATCCTGCATGTGATACAGCAGGACACTTTGCGGGTGGGCGAGGACGTTAGGTTGATCATCGCTGGTGAATGGTCTGAGTGCTTTAGGCTGAACGGCGGTTGTAGTTGCTGCTGTGGGTTAGTATTGCTATTGGGGTCGTCGTCTAAGGCTGCCTATGTTCACTGGCATCGAGAGTCTTAATGACGCCTCGCTATTCGTAAGTGGTTCAATCCATGCAAACAAGTTGCTGTAACTCAGTTCGTGCATACACTACTTGAGTGTAAGCTGTTCAATTAACTTCTGACCCTGTTCATAAATGGCAAAAACCCCAACACCTCCAAGCACGGATCTTAATGCCTTTGATTGTCCACATTGTGGGGCGTATGCAAACCAAATATGGCATGTTGGGGGCGGCTCTTATATTTACTCCGGTAACCAGCGGCCGAAATTTCTGACCCAAGCTAATCGTCTTCTTGACGCTAATATGCAGGGTCAAACTGAGGATTGGAAGATTAGGCGTAACAGGTTTTATGATGTCGTTCTTGGAGGGGATCTTGCGCCTACAAATGATGATTTAGATGCAAACCCCAAGAAAATTGCCAATCTGTCTATGTCGCTTTGCCAACACTGCACCAAGTTTGCTGTTTGGGTGCGTGATCGTTTAGTCTATCCGACGGGTAGCGTTGTTGTTGAACCGAATCCCGATTTGCCTGCTGAATTGAAAGCTGACTTTGAGGAAGCTCGATCCATCGTAATGCAATCCCCCCGAGGCGCAGCCGCGCTTATGCGTTTGGTGGTTCAGAAGCTTTGTAAGGAGCTTGGCGAGTCTGGCAAGAATATAGATAGCGATATCGCAAGCTTGGTTTCCAAGGGCCTAGATCCTATGTTGCAGCAAGCGCTGGATTACGTTCGCGTCATCGGAAACAACGCGGTACACCCGGGGGCCATAGATCTAAGGGACGATCCGCAGACAGCGATTGCGCTGTTCGGTTTGGTAAACGCCATTGCAGATCAGAGAATATCGCACCCGAAAAAAGTAAGTGCCTTGTTCGCTGGCTTGCCTCCGAAAAACCTCGCTGCTATTTCGGCCAGGGATGGAAAGACTGCCGAAATTCCGGCCGAATAGCCAAGTTCGTTAATTGAAATTTCCCTCGTCATTAATTTAAATTTACGGATTGGTGGACGAGGCTGAGTCTTGGTCTTAAGCGACTTGCCGAGCTTGCCAAAGCAACGGGGTATTTTTTGATGCAGAGCTACATCGGTTCCTGCTCACTACTTGCTTGGATAGGCTTGCTCAGGATGCGCAGGAATCCTTTGCCCTGAAGGAAGTTGCGGTAGGAGTTGACGGCGACGGCTTGGGCCTCCCGAGCCACGTCCTTGCCAGCGGCGATGACCTGGCCATCCTCAGTGATGATGGCCAGACGTCCCGGCTTGCCATTGATACTGACGCTCAATCCCTCATGACTCACCGCGCTGATTTGCACGCCCTCGATGCCTCCAGTAGGTTGTGTGCCGATCATGCGTGTGCATCCTCTCGACTCTTGCGGTACGGCTTGGTCGTGACCAGGTCGCTATCGGCTTGGAGCATTTCGCCTCCGCTGCTCTCTGTTCGAGCGATCAGCCTGCGAGTGACTTCTTGGATCTCGTGGGCCGTCAACTGCTGCAACTGGAATTCATGCAGATCAATCGCGGTGGTGAGCGCGTCCAACTCGTAAAAGTGCACGGCGGTGGGGTGCCAGGCGCCGCCGGCGCGGCATCGTGCGAAGTAGGCTTCGCATGCGGCCTGGGCGCTGTCGAAATGTTCGGCTAGGCCGTGGACGATGCCCCCACGCTCTACCTCCTGGGCCACCTGGATAGTGCTGTGCATGACGGTTGCGTGCACCTCAGTGGCTGTGCCGGCGCGGATCTGGGCGAAGCACTCGCGCACCGGATCGATGATGGAGGCGATCTCTTTGCTCGTCAGCTTGGTGCCGTGGTGATTGATCACGGCAAATGTGTCAGGTCGGCCTGCCCAACGGCTGCGGAATGGTTTACGGCGTCCGTTCATGCCAAGCTCTCCAGTTCCTTGGTATCGAAGATTGCTGCTTTGGCCACGGTGCCAGGCTTGCCCGAGAACTCCACTTTCCAACCCTCTGCCGTGCATGCCCTGACGGTGCCTTCTCTCCAGCGATAGGCGCTACCCGGATTGAGTACGCGCACGCGCTTGCCTACGATGGGGTCTGCTTTGTAGCGCTCCAGTTCCTCCGGCTCAAAGCCTGTGCGCTGGCCCACTCCGGCGCCAAATTCCACGATCAGTGCCAGATCTCCGAGGCGCACCACGCCTACGCGGCCGCACTCTTTGCGCGGGCGCCCGGTTGTGCCCTTGAGGCCAGCTTTCACGCGCACCAGGTCGCCGGGCTCGAATGTGATTGCCTGGCTGGTGGCTGCTTGATCTGCTGCCCCGGTGCCGGCGTCCGCACTGTCCTGGCCATCGTCAGCGGGGGCAGTCTGCGTGGGCGCAGACTGCTGCGCGTCAGGGAACTTGGCCTGGTCAACATCAGCAGCCGCAGGGGAGGGCGGCAGGCCCTGCGCAGCGTCAGCTGCGACTGGGCCTGCATCGTCGCCCTGTGCGGCTGCAGCCGCACCTTGAATGGGTGCCTGCGTGTCAGCGACAGGCGCCCCCTCGTTGCCTTGCGCGGCTGCGGCCGCGCCTGATTCTTGGTCTTGGAGCGCGGCCGCGATAGCGGCCGAGGCTTCGGCGGCAGTCGTCTTCGGCTCGGCGCTCGCACGCGCAGCGGGGGATTTTTTGGCTTTGCCCTTCGCGCGACTCTCGCCAGCGCGCGCAGCGGGGTTTAGGGGTAGATCCGCCTTTGGGGCGACAGGTTTGACGGGGGCAATCTTCGGCAGATGCTTGTCGGCAGCAGCCAATTTGACCTCTTCAATCACTGCCTGCAGGCGTTCCTGCAGCACAGCGCCGGCCACCAGCATCAGGCCCTCATTCGGCGTGCCGTTGTAGGGGTTGTGCGTGGCGCGGCTGTCTCCCTGCATGATGCAAAGGAGCTGCAGGAAATCGGGGTTGACGGTTTCCTTGGCGTACTCGATCAGCGCGGCATGGGCGCCCACGCGGTCGAAGCCGAGCACATCGGCGATGGCCTGTGCATCGTCGGTGCCGAGGCTCTTGACGGAGCGCAGTGCGAGATAGCGATGCACATCCAGATTGAAGGCTGGGGGCTGTTCGGCATTGAGGGTGTTCCATGCGCGATCCAGTAGGGCATCGCGCCATGCCTGTTCAAATTTAGCCTGTGCCTTCGCTTCGGCCTGGGCCTTTTTGGACTCGGAGAACTGCCGCGCTTCCTTGGCCACTTTCTCGGACGCCTTCGCCTGGCCGTCCACGATCTTCAGCAGGCGCAGCACCGTCTCATTGGGCAGGGCGTCCACAAGCTCGCCCTTGCGGCGCGGGCTCTCGATCTTGACCGGCTGGATGCCCTCGGCCTTCATCTGGTCGCCAATGATTTTTCGCAGCGGGTAGTCGCCTGGGCTGTCTTCAATGGCGTCCAGACGGCGATAGCCGAGCAGCTTCTCGTTGTAGCCCTGGGCCTGAAGCTCTTCGGCTTCTTTGCCGATGATGACCGTGTGCCCCTTGTCTTTGGCCTCCTGCACTATGCGGGCCGTGTGTGCTTCGGCCTTGGCCTCATAGCAGGACTTGTCAGTGCAGATGTCTGCACGGCCCATTTCCTTTTTCAGCTCCGCATTGGCGCCGGTGCGCTTGCTGCAGTCCGCGCAACTGCCAGCGGAAGGCACCAGGCTGGCGTCTGTGATCGTGAACTTGGCCCGGTCCAGGCGCACCATGTACTCGTTGTGCACAAGATCCTCGCACGCGCGGTAGCTGGGCTTCTCCCCTTGCCAGTCGGTGCGGGTGATGTCTTTGAGTGCTTTGATTTGAAGTTGTGCACTGGGGATGCGTGCCAGCAACTGCGCGCGGCTGAAGTCAATGTCCCCTTTGCGCAGCAACTCGCGGACCTCTTCGCACAGGTCGAGGATCTTCATGACGTTGAAAACGTAGGTGCGGCTCTTGCCCACGTCCTCTGCGATTTTCTCAGCCGTGGTTTCTCCGAGGTCCAGCAGTTCCCGATAGCCTTCGGCTTCTTCGAGCTTCGTGATATCGGTACGCTGCAGGTTCTCGATGACGGCCGCGCGCAGGGCGTCAGCGTCCGACATCGGGCGGATCATTGCGGGGATTTCGGCCACGCCTGCGAGCTGGCTGGCGCGCCAACGACGTTCCCCTGCCACCAGTTCGTACTGTGCGCGCTCGCGCTTCTCGGCCTTCGCAATTTGCTGTTCATCGCCAATGCGCGATTCGGGCAGGGGGCGCAGCAGGATGGGCTGCAGCGCGCCGCCCGTGGCTTTGATTGAGTCGGCCAGTTCCTGTAGCTTCGCTTGGTCGAAGTGCTTGCGCGGGTTGCGCAGGCTCCGTGCAATGCTCATGACGGGCACATGCAGCATCAGGGCGCCTGCGCCAGGCGTGGGCATGGCAGCGGTTTGGGTGTCGTGGGTGCTGGTCATGCTGCAAGACCCTCCTGCTGGCCCTTGATGCCAAATGCACGGCGCGCCGCGTTGCGCACTTCGGCTGTGACGCTGTGGCCGAACTCCTCCGGGTCCAGCAGATCGCGCACCAGGGCAACGCAGGCGGCTGTGTCGGGATCGACGCGCGGGCTGTCATAGATCACGCGCCGGCATGCAGGCTGCCGCTGGATGTGCTGAATCATTTCCAGTGCTGCGGATTCCTGGGGTGCCAGAGGCGCGCCAACGCGGGGCGTGCGCAGATCCGATTCGACCTGAATGGCGCCAGGGCCGACATGCTTGATTTCGATGACGATTGCTTTAGCCATGAGCGGCCTCCAAAAGTTGCAGTTGATCGATGGACGGGGCTGCCTCGTTGAGCAGCTCGAAGGCCGTGCAGTGGCCTAGCGTGGTGCGGATCTTTTCGGGTGGCGCGGTCACGGACACGCGCTTGCCCTGCTTGTATTTCCGGGCGATCTTTTCAGCCTGGGCGCGCATGTGCGGCGGGTACACCTGTTCGGCCTTTACCGGTAGCTGGCCGGGGCCGTCGCTGTTGAGCAGCAGGCAGAGCACGGGCATGGGAGTGCCTTCTGTGCCGATGGGCTGGGTGCGTACCTCTGCGTCTTGCACCAGGGTGCCGGTGATGAGGATCAGAGCCATGGCATGCCCTCAAACTTGATGACGATGAGGGCGCCAAACAGGGCCAGCACCAGCCAGCGCAGCACAGTGCGGCGGACGCGGCGCAGACGGTAAGGTCCGTCCATCTGGATCGGTGGGCGGCTCATCGTGCTGCCCTCGCGCTGATTGGGTGGTCATGGCCGAAGAGGACCATGGCGCGGGCTATGGCATCAGCGGCGCCGGTGGCGCGGATGGTGTGACGTGTGCCGCCGCATGTGACGGTGTAGAGCGTTAGGTCAGACGCGAGAGAATGCGTGACAGCGGAAGCCTTTGACATGGGCATGTCCTTTCGCATTACTTATCAAAACAAGGGGAGTGAATTGAGCGAACGAGCGGTTTTCCAAACCTCGCAAGAGGCGATCACGGTCATGTTTGGGATGCATGCCCGTATGGGGGCGGTGATTGTTTGGCTGATGCTGTGCTGCGCTCATCTGGCGCTGTGGATGGCTGTGATGACGCTTCTATGGGTGTGCGAGGTTCCGCCAGGAGCGGTATCCGGCTGGCTCCATGCATTGCTGAACTCCACGCCTGTAGCAACGCTGTCCGCTGTTGGTCTGTCAGCGCTGTCTGCGTTTGGCGCGTATCTGTGGTTTCTGCGCTGGCTTCATGGCTGGATTGGGAAAGGGTGGCTTCCCCGATTCCTGCTGAAGTAGTCGGCTTGTCCCCGGTTTCGGCGTCGTGGTACTCCAGGCCGGGGATGGACATCAGCACGTCGATGACGTGGCTGTCCGGTGGCGGGATGTCGAGAGCCATGTAAGCAGTGCCTGCTGCTCTGAGGATGCCCTGCTGCACCCGGGCGTTCGCTGCCATGCACATGGCGTCCAAATCGAGCGCAGTGGGGCATTCTTGCCTTTCAGCACGTAAGGACCGTGCCACCACGTTGCACCAGAAATCCGCGCTTTTTGCGTGGTCGATTCCTAGGGCAACGCACGATGCCTGCGTGCAGACGTATGCACTGTTTGGAGTGGTCCGTGCGGGGACTGAAGGAGTGTTTTGCATGCCATTCCTAGATCCGACCCACCTCCACTTGGGCCATTCCGTTCAGGGAATCCCTCTGGAGGAATGAGGGCTCCTTGCTCCGAATTTGGAGCGAACGGGTCGGATCGTATCTAATAAGGAATGAAAAATCAACCGAATTCGGAATGAATGTGGGCTGCAGGCTGTGATGGCAGGGTAGGATACTGTTAATATATACAGTAGTTCACCAAGGGGGCACTATGGATCTGGGGGCTGAAGTCAAGGCGGGGGAGTGCCGTTTAGGTGGTGCCGTGCTGTACCACGTCCGCTGCGACGGGGTCTCTTGCTTGTCCGTTTTTGGTGCCTGCGACAGCCTTGAGGTTCGCGGTTTAGTGGACCTGTGGGCCGCTACCGCACCTCTTGCAATGCGTGATTCGCAGTGCTCTGGGGTGGTGCTGAATTTTTCGCAACTGCGCTTAAGTTCACCGCCTGTGGGTGAGGATTTCCTAGGCAAGCGTGTCCCCGTTGCGGGGTTTGTTTGCTCGGCGGATTGCGTGGCCGCTTTGCGGACACACGCGATCACGCAAGTTCATGCAGGTCTACTTAGAGGGGTGTTTGTTTCGTCGGATCTTGCGACGCAGTGGGTGCGGGAGCGCTCTCTGGCGTTGAGCCTGCACCGCCGCTTGCAAGCAGCATCAACTGGGATGCAAGCATGAATGCCCGTTCTTGCTGATCTCCTGATGGCAGCTCATCCAGCTGTCGTGCCAAGTCCATAGCTAGCGGGCTTGCGGTCACTGTGAAGTTGGCGCTCTTTCCCAAATCAGGGTGGAGTAACTGCCAGGGCTCGACGCCGAACACTGTTGCGAGTTGGTCGAGCACATCTATTCCAACAGACGTTTCCATCGCCTTGATTCGGCTTGCCGTTGCGGGACTCAGCTTGGCCTCGCGCGCAAGTCTGTTGAGGTTCTCGCCGCCGAACTGTTGATGCATCAGCGTCGTCAGGTTCCCCCATAGGACTGGCTTGCTGTTGTGTGCGGGCATGAGGCGTTCGGACTCCAAAGTGGACTCCAACGAGCCTATCTTTGATTTCGTATCTTTTGCGGTATGTTTTTTTGACACGATGCATTCCGTATTAGGTATGATCGGCGGATGGCTATCTCCATCCCTAGTTCTGATGACGTGCGCAGTCTGCTGCTGAAGCTCAGGCAGCGGGATCTTCGAGATGTGTTTGAGCAGACCGGTGTTCCTGTGCCGACGTTGGTGAAGATTCGGCAGGGAACAACGCGCAATCCAGGCATAGAAACCGTGCGCAGCATCTACAGAGCGCCTGCGCTTCAGTGCCATATCGCCGGCGCGGCGGCCGGCAAGAGGGAGGCCGATGCCTAGTCTTTTCTCCCCCTCCAGCCTCCCGGCAACGTTGCCCGGGATTCGTCTCCTTCCCCAACTTGGTGCCGCACGCGCGGGAAGGCGTGTGCGGCTTGCGTTGCTGGCTGGAGTGGGGCTTTCTTTTCGTCATGCCAGCAGTGTCTTGCGCACTGGGGGTTGTCGCCATCCTGAAATTTCACCTGTTCAAGGGGAGCGCGTATGTCTGCGAGCTATGGCCTTGATGCCTGGGATGGAGTGCCGCGCTTGGCTGATTGGTGTGGTCTCACTCCGGAGAGTCGGTGCGATTGCGAATCAGACGATGCCAACGGGCCACAGCCGCTGCATGCGTGTCTTCCGCCTCTTGCTTGTCATCCGTCGAGAGGTCGGCAAGCTCCTCATTGGCAGCCTTCTGAGTGAGGGCAAGCGTGCGTAGGTTTGAGCACCAGTTTTTCTGCACCTCTGGTGCCAGCACCCCTATGAGCGCATCAAGGGCTAGATCTGTAGCCGCTTGCTTGTGCCGCATTCGCGCTGCACGCCAAGCAAGGGTGGGCCGTTCGGGCAGAGCGTTGACCTGTAGCGCGCATTGCGCATCCGCTGCTGCCACGGCGTGCGCCGCGAGCCGAGCGGCCAAAGGGCTGCTGCTGGGGAGCCGCTTCTGTGCCTGGGCCGCTGCTTTCAAGTCGTCTCGCAGCTGCTTTGCATCCAATTGCTGGCACGCGGCGGTCACGACCAGCGCCAGTGCCTCGCCTTGTGCATTGATCAGCTCGGCGAAGAGCTGTTTGAGGTCTGCTTCGTTCATGTGTGCATTCAGTGAGGGGCTGAGAGGTCTCCATCGTATCCAAGGCCACGCCGTGCATCTATCTGCGTTTTTTAGTTTTCAAAGGGGGCAGGGATGACCCGTCGCTATTCCACTGCCGATTGGCGTGACATCTTCTACAACGCTGTGCGCGAGGCGCCGGGGGGCGTGACTGCTGCGGCCGCGTTTCTCACGGATCGGCGCGAGAAGGCCATTCACCCGGAAGACCTTCGCCGCCGCCTGCGTGGCGCCGATGGCGAGTCGCTGAGCACCGAGATGCTTGAGCTGCTGAGCGAGTGGCTGATCGACATGGGCAGGCCGGATGCCAGGCGCTGGCTCCAGTCTTTCAACGCGCGGTTCTCGATGGCTGCGGCGTACCTGCCGCCACCGCCAGAAGGTGGCTGGGCCTGCGAGGCCTCGGCCATCAGGCAGAAGGTCATGCAGATCACAGCGAAAAACGGTTTGCTCGCCGGGATCTGCTCCCGCGTGACGGAAGACAACAAGATCGACAGCACTGAGTGCGATGAACTGGAAGCGGGCTGCATGGAAATCATCGAGCTGGTGTTCCGGCTGCGCCGCAACGCTCGCCGCGCCGCTGGCCGGTCGGAGGACTTCACATGAGGCCGGCGGGGGAAGTCAGCCAGGCCTTGCTGCAGGCCGTGGAACGTCTGTGGACTCCGGGCAAGGGGCCAACCATGCGCGAGATCGCTGAGGCGGCTGGCGTGGGTGTTGCAGCCGCGAGCCAAACCATCAAGGACATGCGCCGGTATCACCGCCTGGCCATCTGTGGCGAGCGGACGGTTCCGGGCCGCAATCGGCCGGCTGCCGAGTACGCGCTGCCGCATCAGGTGCAAGCCGCCAACGAATCGAATTTCGGCCTCACGGAGGCCCTGCAGCTCTGGGGATAGTCAATGAAGTTTGTGCACGTCGCTGGTGTTAGGGACGCCGGCGTGTCTGGTCCGTTTGCGGGCGCGTGGGGTGCTGCATGACCCAGCACCGGGAACCACTGCCCCCCATCAATTTCGAGGCGCTGGCCGAAGCGCTTCTGCGGGATGCTCACAACCTGGTGCCGCGCTGGCTGCCGGGCGGCGCCATAGTCGGCCATGAGTACAAGTGCGCGGACCTGAGCGGAGGCCGGGGCGACAGCTGCAGCGTCAATCTCATTACCGGGCAATGGGCGGATTTCGCCGCATCGGATGAGCAGGGTCGAGACCTTATCAGCCTCTATGCGGCAATTCATTGCCTGAGCAACGCCAAGGCGGCGGTACAGGTGGCGCGTGAGGAGCGGCTTGAGAGTATCGCGGGGTTGGTCAAGACGGCTGCAGGGGCAGCGGTTGTTCCGGTTGCGAATCCACGGCCGCAGCCCGCGCCCAAGCCCCAGAAGGAGCAGGAGGGATGGAGCACTGTGGTGCCCGTGCCCGTTTATGCGCCCGCTGCAACGTTCCAGCACTACCACCGGCAGGCGGATGACCTGGTGCATGTGGCCGATTACCGGCTCGGCGATGAGCGTCACGGCTATGTTGCGCGTTTCATGACCAGCGATGGCGGTAAAGACACGCTTCCCTACACGTTTTGCCAGTCCGCCCGCGATGGTGCTGGGCAGTGGAAATGGAAGCAGTGGGACGAGCCGCGCCCGCTGTACTTGCCTGGGCATGCGCTGCCGGGCGGCCGCACCGTGGTGCTGGTCGAGGGCGAGGTCAAGGCAGAGGTACTGCAGCAACTGCTCGACCAGGTGGCGCCGGGCATCTATTGCGTTGCCAGTTGGCCCGGTGGCAGCAAGGCCTGGCAGAAGGCCCTCTGGGTCTGGCTTGCCGGGTGCACGGTGCTGCTGTGGCCGGACTGTGATGCGCAGCGCGAGCGGTTGACGCGGGCCGAGCAGGAGAGCGTCAAGGGTGACGATGCCGCAAAGGAGGCTCTGCAGGCCCGCAAGCCCCTGCTCCCCGAGGAAAAGCAGCCGGGCATGAAAGCCATGCTGGGCATCGGCCAGATCCTGCGGGATGAACACGCATGCACGGTGCAACTGCTCCCTATCCCCAAGCCGGGCGAGAAGGTGAGCGGCTGGGACTGCAAGGATGCGATTGTCGAAGACGGATGGACGGCAGATGACGTGCTTGCGTTCTTCGGCCGCGCGCAGCCTTTGCCCGCACCGGCGGCTCAGGCGGATGACGCTCCTGCAGGGGCTGCAGCTGGCGACGGCAAGCCGCCCCAACCCCTTGTCCCCGTTGGCACGGGCAGCGGTGGGGGGATGCCGCCACTGGATCCGCCGGCGGACGACGGCGAGCCCGGCGATCAGGATTGGCTGTGGCAGTTCTGGGACCGCAAAAAGCGGCGCTGGGATCTGCGCCGCAGCCTGGTGGTGGCCGCCCTGCAGAACGACCCCAAGCTGCAGGGATGCGTTGCTTACAACGAAATGACCAAGGGCACCCAGGTGCGCAAGGCCTGGCCCTGGGCTCATGCCCAAGCGGGCGAACTGGAGGCCGACAGCACCCTGCTGCTCGGCTTGTATCTCAACGATGTTTACAAGGTGGGTGACGTGTCAACGCAGAACATCAAAGACGGCATTGCGACGGTGGCCTATACCGAGCGTTTCCATCCCGTGCGGGAGTGGCTGCAGGAGCAGGAGTGGGACCGGGAGCCGCGCCTGGACAAGTGGCTGATCCATGTGTTGGGTGAGTCCCCGGAAACGCTGTCTCCGTCGATGGCTGAATACCTCAAGCTGGTGGGCCGCTACTGGGTGTTGGGGATGATCTGGCGAGTGATGCAGCCTGGGTGCAAGTTCGACTATTGCCCGGTGCTGGAGGGCAAGGGCGGCTTGCGCAAGTCCACCATGGTGGAGGTGCTGGCGGTGCGCCCCGAGTGGTACAGCGATACCAAGTTCGACCTGAGCCGGGGCAAGGATGCCTATGAGCAGGTACGTGGCAAATGGGTGTACGAGCTGGGTGAGCTGTCGAGCTTTTCCAAGGCGGACGTGAATGACATCAAGGCATTCATATCGTCCAAAAACGATAACTACCGGGTGGCCTACGGTGAGCAGGCGCAAGCCTTCCCCCGGCAGTGCGTGCTTGTGGGTTCGACCAACGACAAGAAATACCTGCGCGACCGCACGGGCAATCGTCGGTTCTGGCCTATCCCGGTGCGCCACGTCATCAAGACGGAGTGGCTGGAGCGCATGCGGGGCCAACTGATGGCCGAGGCCTATGCGTTGTATCTGCAGGGCGGAATTGCCTACACGCCGTCCGAGGATGAGGAAAAGCGCCTGTTCGTGCCCATGCAGGAAAGCCGCCTGCAGGAGTCCGCGGTGGATGGCGAGCTGTTCAAGCTGCTGACCCGGGAAGCCAGCATGACTGCCCAGTTCATCAACGTCAATGCAGATCGTGTGCCTATCAACACACTGATCAAGGCCCTTGGCGTGGACATCGGCAAGGCCACGCCCGCGCTGAAGGGCCAGGTTGAGGCCTGGCTTGAGAGCAACGGGTGGGAGCTCAAGGGCAGGCAGCGCGTCAATGGTGCGTTGGAGTCGGGCGTGTATTTCCGCCCGGCTGTCTGGCCGCCCGAGCTGGAGGCAGTGGCCGAGGACTGGACCCGGCAAGACGATGCCAGGCCGGAGCCAGAGGGGCCGCGTCCCGGCGATCTGCCGCCCCTGCCCGATGGGTTGGGCGATCAGCCAACCGCATGGCCTGGTGACGATGAGCCCTTCTGATTTCGTTCACAACAACACGGCAGCGCCTGAAACGCGCTGCACTGCCTGCATGGCTGGAGGCGTGATTCGCGTCCATGCAGTGGCCAGGGCGACAGTGCGCCCGGCCTGCGGTGCAGTGGCGGGGATGGCCTGCCATTCCCCCATGAGCTGATCTGTTCAGTTGTTCAGGGTGTTCAGGCTTTCGCCTGGGGCCATACAGCAATAGCAACCCTTGATTTCAAGGGGTGAAGCCGCTGCATTGCCTGGTCATTGACCGTTCACCCCAAAGCCCGGATGTGCGTAGGTGGGCGCACCTGGGCGCTGGCGCGCGTGTGCGCAAGTCCACTCGCAATCCCTCTATCTATTTGACTGAACAGGGTGAACAAATGAACAAGACGGGTGGGGCCGCAGCAAATGGGAGCGGTCAGACTGAATGGACGGAGCAGGAGAAGGCCTTGATTGCAGCGGGGCAGCAGCGCATCAAGTCCTCCATGCCCGAGGTCTACAAGACGATCCAGCGGCATGCAGAGAAGGACGCCCGGGTGTGGCGGCTGGTACGGATGGGGCTGGCTGGCCGGCCTGGCTGCTTCTGGGCGACAGAGGCGGGGCAGGTGGCAGGTACGCCCTTCACCAAACTGAGCCGAACTGTCGAGGTCTCGCGCCTCATCTCGCGGATGGGCTGTGCACACGTCTGCATCATCGCCGGCCATGGTGATCTGGGGGCGAATTGATGGCACGCATCGAGCACATCAAGCGCAAGCTGGACAACTGGGCGTTGTGGAAATCCCGGCTCAACAGTAGTGGCCTGGGTTTCCACTCGGTCAACGTGCTGGCCGTCGATGTCTGGGGCCGCAACAGCTACGGCGGTTGCCAGATTCCACACATCGACCAGGAGGCCGAGGAGGTGGATAAGGCGGTCCAGGAAATGGAGCAGTCAAAGCGTCACCTATATGCAACGGTTTACGACTACTACCTGCTGGACCTGGGTGTGTCGGAGATTGCCCGCAACATGGGGAAGGGGCCGAGCACCATCCATGCCCAACTTGGCCAGGCCGACCAGTTCATTGACTGCTGGCTGCAGGAGCAACAGCGCATCAGGGAAGAGCGCGAGGCGCTGGCCCGTGGCCGTGAGTACATGCGACGCGCGGGGAGTTTTCCACCATAGAGACTTGGGCTACATTTGCGGCAAGCTAGTGCTCAGTGCCCCTAACCGCTGATCACTTGCCAGCCCCGCCCGGTGCAGACCCGGCGGGGCTTTTCTTTGGGCTCCATCGGGCAGCAATCCCCGGTGTCCCATGACTCGCTGAGGAACGAGTGATAAAGACAAACCGGCGCCACGGAGGTGGAGCGCAACGCCGGGCCTTCCCATTACCGCGATGCCTGGAGCGCTAGGGGCCGCGTGTCTGGGTGAACGACACGGCGCGCGATCTTGGGAATCGTGCGCGCGAACCTCGACGGCTGACCCATCAGCGCCGGACCCGTAACCGGCACATTCATGGCCCATTGCGCGATTGCTCGATGGGTTTTCTTTTGCCCCCTCGGAGCACCCATGGCAGCGGACAAGCGCAGGGCGATCAGCCGCAGGGACCACGATGAGCGTCGTGGTTCTGCAGCGTCTCGCGGGTATGGCAGCACCTGGCGTGCATGCCGTGACCAGTTCCTGCGCGACAACCCGCTGTGTGCGGACCATCTCAAGCGTGGCGAGTCGATCCCGGCGCAGGTTGTTGACCACAACATTGCGCCGCGCCTCGGTGAGGCCAAGCAGTCGGGCGATCCCGAGCGGATCGCTGCCGCGCAGCACTTGTTCTGGAGTCGGTCGAATTGGCAGCCACTGTGCAAGCTCTGCCACGACTCCGACAAGCAGCGGCTTGAGAAGTCCGGTCGCATCGCCGGCTGCGCGCCTGATGGCCGCCCGCTGGACCCGCGCCACCCGTGGAACCGTCCACGCACCGGCTCCGAGGGGGAGGGGGGGTGAAATTGTTCTACCCCTTTTGGCCCTAGACCGACCTGTTCTCTCCGCTCGCAAAATGGGCGCGGAAAAAGGGAGGGGGGGTATCCGAAACAGGAGGATCTATGGCGGGAAATGCCAACTCCGGGCGAAGTGCTCGCCCCTCTTTCCTGGCGCTGGCCGGTGGGACCGCGAGCGGGAAAAAAGCCGCTGAGCTGCTGCGCGAGCAGGAAGAAAACACGGTTGCCGCGTGCGCGCCTGAGATGCCGGACGTGCTCACGCCCGAAGCGCGTGAAGAGTGGGCGCGCGTGCTGCCCGATCTGCTGACCCTGGGATGGGTCCATCGTATCGACGGTATGGCCCTGGCTTCCTACTGCGAGGCCGTGGCCGACTGGAAGCGGTTCCGTCGCCTCATCGTGGAAAAGAACGCAGCACAGGCCGAGGCCGGCGACGTGCAGACCTACGCGACAGGCGCCAAGCAGATCAGCGTCTGGCGCCAGTTGGCGAACGACGCAGAAAAACGCGCGAACGCCGCTGGCGCGGCGTTTGGAATGTCGCCCCTGGCCCGGCGAAGCATGAAAGCACAAGGTACACCGCAAGGGGAGCTGTTCGGTAATGACACAAAGGATGCAGTCGAACGCTACTTCAGCGGGTGAGTGCCGTGTGCGCAAATACGCCCGGCGCGTGCTGCAGGGGCGAATCATCGCGGGGCCGCTGGTGCGTGCGGCGTGCAAGCGCCATCTGCAGGACCTCAAGGCCGGCCACAAGCGCGGGCTGATCTGGGACCAGGGCGCTGCAGACCGTGCCATTGGGTTTTTTGAGGATGTCCTCAAGCTCAACGGCGGCCAGTTCGAGGGCAAGCCCTTCGTGCTGGCGCCCTGGCAGGCATTCATTGTCGGCAGCCTGTACGGCTGGTACATGGCCGATGGATACCGGCGCTTTCGCGTGGTCTACATCGAGACCGGCAAGGGCTCGGGCAAAAGCCCGCTGGTCGCAGGCATCGGGCTCTATGGCCTGACGGCAGACAAGGAGCAGCGCGCCGAAATCTACGCTGCCGCGACGAAAAAGGACCAGGCGCAGATCCTGTTCCGCGATGCGGTGGCCATGGTCAACCAGTCGCCGGCCCTGGCCTCGCGCCTGGTGCAGTCCGGCCGTGACGAAAAGGTGTGGAACCTGTTCTATGCCGAGACCAACAGCTTTTTTAAGACCATCGCTGCCGATGAGGGGCAGTCGGGTCCGCGTCCGCATGTCGGGCTGATCGATGAGGTGCATGAGCACAAGACGGCCACCGTGGTGGACATGATGATCGCGGGCACCAAGAACCGGCTTCGCGCGATGGTGATCATGATCACCAACAGCGGCAGCGACAAGAACACGCCCTGCGGCCAGTACCACGACTACGGTGCAGACGTGTGCACTGGCAAGGCAGAGGACGACCGTTTCTTCGGGTTCATCTGCTCGCTGGACAAAGGGGACGATCCGACCAAGGACGAACGCTGCTGGCCCAAGGTCAACCCCTCGCTGCGGTTTCGCCTGCCAGGCCAGCGCGAAGGCATCCCGGGCTATCAGTACCTGCGGGCACAGGTGCAGAGCGCACGCGGCATGCCGGCGAAACTGGCGAAGGTGCTGCGGCTGAATTTCTGCAAATGGACGCAGGCCGAATCGCCTTGGCTCGACTGGGATATCTGGGAAGAGGCGCGCGAGACCGTGCCCATGCGCTTGCTGCGCGGCCGTCGCGCGGTGGCGGGCCTGGACCTGTCCAGCACCACCGACCTGACGGCCTTTGTGATCCTGTTTTATCCGACTGCAGAGGACCCGTTCTGGCGGCTGATGGCGTATTTCTGGATACCGGATCACGGGCTGGATGAGCGTGAGAAGCGCGACAAAGTGCCCTATCAGCAGTGGATCGAAGAGGGATGGCTTGAGACCACGCCAGGCCGGGCCGTGAGCCGTCTTTTCGTGCTGCGCCGCCTGGTTCAGATCTGCGAGGCCTTCGACATCGAAAAGATCGCCTACGACCGCTGGCGCATCGAGGACCTCATGCAGCTGATGGCGGACAACAGCATCACGCTGCCCGAGCTGGTGGGCTTTGGCCAGGGCTATCAGTCCATGGGTCCGGCGGTCGATGAATTCGAGCGCCGTTTGCTGGGCATGGTGCCGGCGGAAGGGGAGGGGGCCGAGGAAATGGCCGAGGCCCTGGAGGTCATCGAGCGGCTGCGGCATGACGGCAATCCGGTCCTGACGTGGAACGCGGCAAATGCCGTGGTCACTCATGACCCGTCCAATAACCGCAAGGTGGACAAATCCAAATCCGTGGGCCGCATTGACGGCGTGGTGGGTGCGGTGATGGCTGTGGGCGTCAGCGGCAAGGGCTCGCAGATCAGCGGCCCATCGATCTACGAGGAAGAAGGGATAGGTATATGAGCTACAGGATTTTGTCGGCGGTGTGCGGCCTGGTCGGCTTCGGGCTGGTGGTCGCGGGCATCGCCATGATGCACATCCCCTCTGCCCTGTGCTTCGCTGGGCTTTGCCTGCTTGGCTACGGCTGGCTGCTGGACAAAGTGGCGGCGGTTGTGAAGCGCCGGGAAGAGAACGCTACGCGGCGCATGCAGCCCCCGCCCTCCGCACCATAAAGGATCACCATGTTTTTTTCTGATGTCTTGGCCAGCAGCGCGGATGGAACCCTGGTCAACGGCTCGGGCAGCTTCTGGCAGGGGCTGCTGGGCGCGGCAGGCAGCAGCAGTGCAGGGGTGCGCGTCACGCCCGAATCTGCACTCGCCCTGCCCATCCTGCAAAACTGCGTCACGCTGCTGGCCGAAAGCCTGGCGTCCTGCCCTGCCGAGTTGTACGAGCGCACGGATGACGGCGGCCGCAAGTCGGCCACCAGCCATCCGGCCTATGACGTGCTGCGCTTCGCCCCGAACGAAATGCAGACGCCCTATGACCGCATCGAGCTATCGCAGATGAACGCAGGCCTGCGGGGCAACAGCTACAGCTTTATCGAGCGGCGCGATGATGGCAACATCATTGCGCTGTGGCCGCTGGACACCGCCAAGGTCACCGTGCTCAAGGGGCCGGACATGCTGCCCTATTACCGGGTGGCCGGTATCGCTGACCCGCTGCCCATGCGCCTTGTGCACCATGTGCGTTGGGCCTCGCTCAACGGCTACACGGGCCTGTCCCCTGTGCAGTTGCATGCGGAGTCCGTGGGCCTGGCGCAGGCCATCCGGCAATACACGGGCAAGTCCTTTGCCAACGGTGCCACGGTCTCCGGGGTCATCGAGCGGCCAAAGGAAGCGGCGGCGATCAAGGACCAAAAGAGCATTGATCGCATCGTGGACCAGTGGGGCAACAAGTTTGGCGGCATCGACAACGCAAAAAAGGTCGCGCTGCTGCAGGAAGGCATGACCTTCAAGCCTGTCTCCATGAACAACGTGGATGCGGAAGTGGCGGCCATTCTCAAACTGTCGGGCGTGGACATTGCGCGCATGTACAAGGTGCCGCTGCCCATGGTCAATGACCTGGAGAAAGCGAACTACAACACGATTGAGCAGCTGCTCATCCAGTTCGTTGCCTTCTGCCTGCTGGCCTGGGCCAAGCGGCACGAGCAGGCCATGACGCGGGATCTGATCCTCCCGCAGGACCGGCGCCGCTACTACATCGAATTCAACCTGTCCGGCCTGCTGCGCGGTGACCAGAAAAGCCGCTACGAGGCCTATGCCATCGGCCGGCAGTGGGGCTGGCTATCGGTGAACGACATCCGGCGGCTTGAGAACATGCCGCCCGTCGCCGGCGGCGACATCTACCTGCAGCCGCTGAACATGACGGCCATGGGCAAGGGCCAGCCGGGTGCGCTCAGCGCGCCAGGCAGCGAGCCGGAAAAAGCAACCCGCATCGCGCTGGAAAGCGAGATGCGCAACGTAGAAAAGGCACTGCAGCCATGAAACGCCATCTCCTGCTGACCAACATGCTGTTCAATCAGCCGCTGCTGGCTACCCCTGAGCTGCTGGACCTGGGCGTGCGCTGGGCCAACCAGTCCCTGCAGCTCAACATCATCAACATCGGCGCCACGGAGCCGGCCGTTGCGTCCCCCCGGGCCGACTACGGCGATGACGATGATGGCGGTTCTCCGGTGCGCAGCCATGACAACCGCGAGCGCACTGGCGTGGCCGTGGTGCCCGTGCATGGCATCCTGGTGAGCCGCAGCGCGCACATGGACATGTGTGAGCGCATGACCAGCTACGAGCAGCTGCGCCGCGACATCAGCGCGGCCGTCGATGACCCTGCCGTCAAGCGCATCGTGCTGGACGTGGACAGCAACGGCGGCCATGCCGTGGGCGCCTTCGAGGTG